ACATGCGCGGCCTTTGTCGGCTGCTCAGATTTTATACTTTGTGAGCGTCCGGACTCCGTAAGCCGGGGCGTATTAACTGGAAAATAGGAACACTCAGCCGATAAATCTTATAGTGTAAACGTTCTATCCCACACGGTACAGAGCGAGGGTATACAGGGACCTGGGAGCTTCGACGGCTACCTTCAAATAGAAAACTTTGGACAAGACGTGTTTTTTATATACCGCCCGGATACCGTGTTTTTACATGTTCATGGGTTCCCTACTTCTTGGGTTCGGGAGGGTGAGTAGGTGGGTAAAAGAATTAAGAAAAAACAAGCAACGATGAGCGTTAAGAAAATTAGAAAAACGACTAAACGGTTGGACCACAAATCAAAATTTCATTATCACCTATTTAGACGACCTTTGATACTCCAAGGGGTGAGTCATTCAGTTCCAATATTGACGGGTTCCATTTTAACCAGGGAGAAGATATTATGATATTTCAACATTATACACTCGATACATACCGGTGAAAGAGGTCTTAAAGATGGTTAAAATTTTATGGAAACTGCTAATAGTTTTATACTTCTTTTTTCTAATGTACGCGAGCGCGGGGTGTACTCAGATCGAGTCGATAGGTTACACCGAAGAGCCTTCGAAGGAAGATGGGGCCGAATTTAAAGAAAACGCTAATGTTCTTTTTAATATACTAGGAACCTGGTATAGAGAAAGTGACTCACTTGAGGTCACTGTCGCTCAGTTTAGCGTATGGAACGAGCACAAAACCGAATCCGCGCAAACCTCGTATATGTCCGGAGCACTGAAAACTAATAAAACAAAATGGGTGTACCTGTATACCTGCAGAAACTACACACTTTACATTACCGATAGAAACGGCGATGTAATAGAATTAAAAAGGATAATTAAATAAATGTCACAATACCAGTCTAAACTTTACGTAGTAGTGCCTGAAGGCACAAAGAAAAAATTAGCAATGATAAAGGCCCACCTGGGCGGGGTCAACAACGACAAGGCGGTCGAGTTTGCTATAGACAAGGCTTTCGAGATGGTTGTCGAGTCTATCGAGTCAGGCGACGTTTTCACACCCGATTCAAAATAGGTCGTCAATGGCTAAAAATTATTTAAGAGAGAAAGGCGCGGGCCTCTTCGACTTGGGTTACGACATAATACCCATAAAAAACAAATCGAAGGCCCCGCTTGTAAGCAATTGGAACGACTTAGAAGTCACTAAAGAAAAAGTCAGTAGTTGGGCCGGCCGTGGTGCGATGGGTGTCGGCCTGCGTACGCGTAGATTCCCCTGCATCGACATAGACGTACCCTACCAAAGTCTCGCGATAAAAATTTCTGAGTACGCGCGCGAGCGTTTAGGCCTAGAGCCACCTATCCGGATAGGGCAAGAGCCTAAAATGTTACTCGTTTGTCGGTCGGATAAACCTTTCAGAAAGATAATGTCCGCGGCGTTCACCAACCCGTTAGACTTATCGTGTAAACCTTTTAAAGTGGAAATTCTCGGAGACGGTCAACAGGCGGTTCTTTTCGGAACACACCCGGACACTGGTCTCCCTTATAGATGGCCGGGAAATGAGATAACGGAAACAATGCCCGACTTTTTGCCAACTCTTACGCGAGAGTTAGCTATAGATATTATAGAAAAATACGAAGAACTGGCAAAAGATTTCGGTTACGTTGAGGTCTCCGGAAGAAAAACGGACAGACCTTCGAACAAAACCGACCTTTTCGAAGTCTACAAACCTCCGAAACCTATAGACGTACAAGAGATAGAGGCAGCACTTGACACAGTTGATCCGGACGAATACGAGACCTGGATCCGTGTCGGAATGGCTCTTTATTATCAGTTCGACGGCTCTCCGGAAGGGCTTTCGCTTTGGGACGAGTGGAGCTCCCGGTCTGCTAAATACGAAAACAACGGCGGCTTAAACGCTATCGACACAAAATGGAACTCGTTCGAGGCGCGTGTCGGGTCTGACCCAGTAACGATAGCGACCGTTTTTCATCTTTCCGGAGAGGTTAAGAAACAGGAACGGCAGGCCGACCCTTTGCTGAAAAAGACCGACGAAGACCTCAACGAGTTTTTACGCCGGTATGTATTCGTGATCGATAAGAACCGCGTCGTAGACCTGGACTCGTCAACAGGGCACGCAGTCCGAGACCTTTCAGAGTTCCACAACGAACACGCGTCGTTCAAAATGGAAATACAGGTCCCAAAAGAAAACGGCGGCTTTGCCACTAAATGGGTTCCAGGTTCCAAACAGTGGCTATCAAGTAGGGACAGAAAAACAGTCCGGGGCCTCGGGTATCACCTTTGCAGCGAAAAATTAATACCTGCCGAGAACAGTAACGAAATGCTTTTTAATCAATTTTGGATACCGAACCACCCTGCGGTAAACCCGGACGAGGTCCAGGGACGAGTTAAAATATTCGTAGAACATATTAATTATCTTTTCCCCTGCGAAAATGAGCGTAAGTGGTTCACTCAGTGGATGGGTTACAATATTCAAATGAGAGCGGCCCGTACCCGTTGTAAAGTAACCCCTCTTTTAGTCACTGACGGCGTAGAAGGGACCGGCCGGGGTTCTGTTTGTAAGATACTCGAGAAGCTCGTCGGGATTCATAACACATCTAAAACAGATATTCCCCAGATAACCGGCGAAAACTCTGCGGGTTCGTTTAATGGGTATCTCAAAAACTCCATGTTTTGTTTTGTGGAGGAAGTCCGCGACAGTTCCAAAAGATACGAGCTATCCGATAAATTAAAAGACACCCTCGAAGCGGACTACCTGGACATAAACATAAAACACGGGGAGAAAGGGCTCTCTCGAGTTTACACTTCGTTCCTTATGATGACAAACGAGCCCGACGCTATTGTCCTACCTGCAGGGTATCGTCGGGTCCAAGTTCTCCAAGGGCCAAGCCAGGCGAACGACTCAGAGTATTACGAACGTTTCCACCTGTGGGCAGATGATCCGGTCAACATATCCGCTGTTTTTAAATGGCTCGAAGGTGTGGATCTGTCAGATTTCAATTACACACACGCAGACCGGACCCTCCCAGGGTTTAAACGCATGGTCGAGACTACGACCTCCGATACGGAGTCGGTTCTCAATATGTGGCTTAACGACACAAAACCGAAAGCGTTTCTCCCCGGTACTGTTTGCGATGTTGTCCGAGACTACGCGAGAGCCCACGGCGAGGGTGAGGTCGCGTCTAACCTTAATCGTAAATCAATAACGGCTATTATGAAGCGTAAAACGGTAACTAAAGACCGTGTAAGGTTGGACGGGACTAAATCCCGCCCGTGGGTTTCTTTTTTGGATGTGAACTTTGCTAATGAAGCGACACCGGAAACCATATCCGCCGAGCTTTCCAGGTGTGGGTTTTCCTCTGATAAATCGGAAAAAGGCGAGGGCGGTGTCCTAGAGTTCCTCTAGATCGGTTCTAAAGTTAAATACGACCTTCTATACTTTTCAACCGTTCGAATACCCGTTACATTGTAGCGGGTATTTTTTACGCCCTTTGTGACACTGAGTTCTAGGTCGGAGGTGTCGCCGTCATCTATCAATTTCTCTATTCCTAAGACGGCACCGACGGTTACGTTCATAGACGTTTTAATTTTGCGGGCGGGTGCCTTTTCTGCGACGAGGAAAACGGCCCCGGTTTTTCGGTGTATAATTTTTATCATACTGTTATAATATAATAGTTTTTGTGTTGTGTCAACATGGTGGACCAATGGACCAACTTTGGACCAAAAAAAATCATACGTTGGTCCAACTGTAACCCTCTATACATAAGGGATAGATGCTATTTGGACCAATGGACCAACAATATTATAAAAGTTTCTATAGAAAAATATACACTTAAAAAGTACAGTAAAAGTGTTGATAGATGTTGGTAAGTACTGAAATAACAACAAAGGGGTGAAAAAATATACAGAGAAATAGGAAAAAAGTTGGTCCATTGGTCCATGCGTGCGTAAGTCATTGTAAACACTGGGGATATGGTGGACCAACACGTAAAAAAGTTGGTCCAAGTGGACCAAAAGTTGGTCCAAGTTGGTCCAGGGTTGCCAACATGTTATAAAATAATATAACTTTCTCGTTATGAAACGAAATAGAAATTTTAATACGTTGGTCGAGGATTTCGTCGCCACCCATGGGGGCGAGGTGTCGATGTGTGAGCTTAAAAAGTTTCTAGAAAGCCGGGGCGTTAAGAACGCGACTCAAAGAGTACATAACATGGTAAATTCAAAAAGTTGTACGGTCGAGCGTGTTTCTGTTGTTAGATTTAAAGAGGGGTTTGAGTGGTTATCTTGAGGATTTTGTTTAGATGAAATTTGGTAGAAAAGCAGGTGTAAAAGTACTCACGAAAAAACGGGAGCTTTTTTGTTATCATTACGCGGAACATTGGAACGGGACAAAAGCGGCGATTCAAGCCGGATTTTCAAAGAAATCTGCGGGGGCGACCGCTGACGACCTTTTAAAAATACCCGAAATACAAGCCCGTATCGGTGAAATACGCTTAAACGTGGAAGAGTCTTGCGGAATTTCAAAAATGATGATCGTCAACGAACATAAAAAAATCGCTTTCTCGTCTATTTCACACCTACACAACACCTGGACCGAGTTAGTCGAGTTCGAAAAACTAACCGACACCCAAAAAGAGTGTATCAAGAAAACGGTATACCAAACGAAGAAGGTCCCGAGATACGACATAGAAACAGGAAAGGTCGAGACCGTCGAAGTCGAATACGTTAAAATAGAACTGCACGACAAACAAAAGTCTCTCGAGTCTATTTCGAAATTAATGGGGTACGACAGAACCATAGGAAAAGGCCCTGCGGATCCAGACGAATCGCAAAAAGTTACCGGCTTCGAGATAGAGGCGCCGAAGTGAAAGTAAAATTTAAACCCTCACACACACAGTATTTAGCTTTGCAACTTCTTTTAGGGTGTGTAATCTCGCGATTTATATTACTGGGCGGAGGCGCGGGCGGCGGTAAATCGTGGCTTATTTGTGAATGGCTATTGTATATGTGTTACGTGTACCCGGGTACAAAGTGGTTTATAGCTAGAAATGAGTTGAAAAGGCTCATGGCTACAACTTATATAACATTCCAAAAAGTTTGTACGTTTCATAATATCCCGGATTCAGACTGGAAGCTCAACGGCCAGTATAACTATATACAATTCAAGAACGGGTCGAGGATAGACCTTCTCGACGTTAAATTCAAGCCCTCCGACCCCTTATATGAGGACCTCGGCTCGACTGAGTACACCGGCGGGGCGATTGAAGAGGCCGGGGAAGTACACGAGCTCGTTTTCGAAGTGCTTAAAACACGTATCGGTCGGCACATGAACACGTTTTACGGGATCGTGGCTAAAATTCTGTTAACGTGCAACCCTAAACAAAACTGGCTAAAAGAAAGGTTTTACGACCCCTGGATTAAGGGTACACTAGAGAAAGGGTTTCGGTTTGTACAGTCTCTCGCCCGAGACAACCCGCACAACAGCGAACAGTATATAGATGACCTGGACAACATAAAAGATCCGGTTATGAGGGCCCGACTCGCTAAAGGCGACTGGAATTATGAGAGCGACCCCTATTGTATTTTCGACATTGACGCTATTTACTCCCTTTGTGACAATAAGTATATGGAGACTGCATTCACTAACGTACAGCCGTTTCTTACTGTGGACCCTGCAGCTGAAGGGAAAGATCGCACTATAATAACGTATTGGCGCGGGTGGTCCGTTAAAAAAATCTATTCTTTCGAAGCAAAAGACAAAAACCAGGCGCTTCCGGAGGCGCAAGATTTTATCGAGAGCTTACGGGATGATTTCGACGTCCCGAAAAACAGGGTTATCGTTGAAATGGACGGTTTAGGCGTCGGGTTGGTCCAGTACGGGGGGTACGGCGGGATTCGTGTCGGCTCCGGAGCAGTCGGAGAACACAAAGAGGTTTACAGTAACCTAAGGGCGCAATTATTTTTTAATATGGCTGCGAAAGTGAACGACGCGAATATATACGTCGATCCGAAAGCGTTTACCGAACCGTGGATGAAAGAGACCTTAGAAAAAGAGCTAAAGTCCATTAAGAAGGCACACCCTGACTCGGACGAGAAGAAAAAAGCTATAATTAAAAGAGAAGAAATAATAAAAGACTCCGGAAGGTCCCCCGACATGGTATCGTCGTGGCTACCTCGTTTTTATGCCGCCATAATACCACCGGCCAAAATGACGAAAATTAAAGGATACGTATAAAATGCCAATAGAAAAAATAAACTGGGACGGCGTCGACTACCCGATTACGCAGGTCGACAACATATCAGACCTTAATTTTATGGAGGACTGTTATTTCGGGGAGGGCGGCTTTCGCACAGGCCAATATTTAGAGAGATACCCCCGAGAGACCGACGTCGGTTTCAACTTCCGGAAAAAAATCGCAACTTTCCCCGACGTTTTCCGCTCGGAGTTCGACGCGCTTGTCGACCCTATTTTCTCTAAAGGGGTGACAAGAGAGTGTCCCGAAAACCTGGTTCTCAATTTTTTAGCCAACCCGAGAAAGAGGTTAGGCGAGACAATGACGGGAGCAATGGAGGAAATAACAAAAACAGGTCTCCGGCTCGGCACGGTGTTTGTGGTTACGTCCGGGCCGGATACCGTACCTCAAAGCGGGCTCGACGACCTAAATCGCGACTCGCTACCGAGTTTGTTACTCGTCAAGCCGCAGCAAACCGCCGGATACAAGCTAAACGAGCGGGGCGGCCTGCAAATTTTGATTTATTTGGAGAACATGGTCGCGGTAGGTAATAACAAAGTAACTCCCCAGTTTAGAGTTTTCTTGACCGACATTTCGGGGGCGTATCACTCATTTTTAGTGAATGAGGCCGGCGCCTACATACAAGGAAGTTATGTACCCCTTAACGGTTTCCCTGTTGAAATGCTAGAATTTAATAGCAGGTACAAAGAATACAAGATCGCCAGGCCTAAATATTACAACGTGGCTAAAAAGTTTCTTCGTATGTATCTTTTAACCTCAAACGTCGACGACGGCTACTGGAAAAACTGTTTCGCTATCCTGGTCTACCACGGCAACGCCGACGAGGTCGAACTCGGTAACGACTCCATTTTACAAGCCCCTGTCGGCGCAACGAGCCCGAGCTATATCGCGCCACCCACCGACCACCTTAAACAGATCGAGTCCACCATGGAAACGGACAAGGAGGACGCGCAAGAGGCGCTGACCTCCGCACAGGCGGCAGCGTCGACGGCGTCCGCTGAGGCTCGAATCGAGATAGACCGCAGACGAAAAGAGATATTGACCGGGCTTTCTGAAAAAGTCCAGGCCTTCGAAAACGTTATTGTTAACGTTGACCTCCGACTGTTTATAACGGGTGAATGGGTTTGCGAGATAGCGTATAGCAGAGAGTTTGACTCGGTTTCGTCGTCAGACACTATCGATGTTTACGACAAAGTGGCAAATTCCGGAATGGTTACCGAGGACGTGGTAAGAAAATTAGGTAATAAGTCTATAGACATTTTACCGAACTTATCCGAAAAAGAAAAAGAAGATTGGAAGCTCCTAAACGAATCCGGAGAACTAGCCGGGTCCATGAGCGACGCCCCGGCCATAGGGGCCAATCCGGACGACGACGACGACGACAACGACGAAGAGGGTTAATAATTGGCCGGGTACGTCGACGAGTTCGAAAATCTGAAAAAGCACGACGCGAGGGTTCAAGCTCTCGTCCGTCGTTTGCTTCGTGACCTCGACGCAACCCTCGAAAGGCTTGTACTCGACCCCGAGTCGTTAGCTAAGTCTAAAAAACGGCTTCGGAAAGCGTATAACAAAGCACTGGCCGACGTTAATTTTATACAAGAGATTGAAAAGTCGACGGTTAAAACTATAGTCGATAGCTCGTATGTCCGCAGTACGGTAGAAATGCCGAAGGCGACATATACGAACCGGCTTTTAAAGCAAGCGTTAATCCCTGGCGACTCTCTTACGATGTCTCGACGTATCCGGAAGAACACGAAAGGTATAATTCAAACACAGCAAAAAATTTTATTCGAGGGGCTTGAGGCAGGGAAAGACATTGTTAAACTCACCCGCGAAGTCAGAAACGCCGATATTTTCGAGGAGGCTTTACCTAAATACCTGGACAGCCTGGTAAAAATAAAGATTGACGATAAAAAAGTTTTGAAGCCGCGACAGATACGCGAAGCCAAGCGCAGAATATCGAAAATAAAAAACAAAGGCCTTAAACGTGATTACGACAGACTTATAAACGCTTTAGGGGTCGAGGGTGACGTTAAAAAACAAGTAGCGGCCGCGGTAGATTCAAAAACCCGCTCGTTATCTTACCGAGTTACGCAGAACCAAACGCACGCGACCGTGGCCCGGTTTAAAAATGATACGGCTATGAAGGACAAGAACACGAAGCTCGTTCGAAACCAGATTTACGGCGAAATTACTTGTCCGTATTGTTTGGCCATAGCTTCCCTCGGTTGGGTCCCGGTTGAAAACGCCGTCATACCTCCGCACCACCCGCACTGTGACTGTCAGGCGAAGTATAGGAAGACCGCAAAGAAGATAGAACCTTGGAAAAAAGGCGAGTACGAGCAACAAATGGCCGCAGCGGTAAAAGTAGAGAATAAAAAAGCAGAAAAAGCCGGAAGGTCTAAAACGTACCTCGAGGTAGCGCCGGCTGAGAATTTACGGGCTATGAGTCTGACAGAGCAATTACAGAACACAAAAGACAATTAAATTTTTTTATACCCCTGTAAACCAATATTGCTATATTAAATAGTGAAATAACCCCAAGGGTTGATCCTGCCGAGCCTAAGGTTCGGGTGATAATTCAAAACAAGGAAAAACAATTAATGGATATTAACGAGCTTTTGGCGCAAGCCGAGTCAAAAATTGGAGACAATAAAGAGTTAGGCTCTGTCTTCGGCGAGATTAAGTCCGCCGTCGGTTCTATTGTTACCAAAAAAGACGAACTTTTAGAAAAGCATTCTACGCTTAATACCGCGGTTAAAGAACTGGGCGGACATTTCGGAGTACAGAAAGAGTCGTCTTCTGACATACTTTCAGGAATCCGAGAAGCTAAAGATACTTTTGAAACGAAAATTAACACTCTTTCTTCTAGTGAAGAGGGTCTCGCTACTAAATTTGCAGATTTAGAAAGCCGTTTCAATGAACAGTCGAAGGCTTTTACAGCCATGTCCGACGAGACTAAAATCGCAAAGCAAGAAAAGTTACTCTCTGATAAAAAGGTTACCCTCGGGGAACATTTAGCGAAAGCGAACATTAAAAGCGCCGACGCACAGAAAGCAGCTATTGCACTTTTAAAAGACGAACACGGCGACCTCCTTTCTATTGAAAACGGGAAAGAGGCTGAAATTGTTAAAAAGTTCGCAGAGAACAACCCCCGGCTCGTAGACTCTAAAATCAACCCAGGTGTTAAAACCACGGTTACCGATGTCGACCCAGGTGCGGCGACAGGGAAGGAAACCCCGGCACAACGCCAAGCGCGGATGAAAGAGAAATACGGCCTATCATCATAAAGGTAAAACAAAATGGGAATTAATAACTTCGTCGTATTTAACGACAACGTACGCCTCGAGACTATCGAGCGACTTAACCAACGAATCGACCTCTTTAACAACTCACAGGGGATGATTACACTTTCCACCGTTGAGCGTGAGGGCGATTTTTTCGAGGCGGCACAATTTGACATTGCAGACGCGCACGACACTATCGACATTTACGACACAAACGCGGATCGTTCCGACACTGAAATCAACATGATCAAACAAGTTGACCCGAAAGTTCAATGGGTTTACGGTCCTGTGGTTTGGCGTGGTGCGGAAATGGCTTGGATTAATCAGTCTGAATCCGTAGCGCTCGACATTGTTGCGGGTCGTATGACTAACCTTACATTTCTTAAAATGTTGAATAACTCTGTTGCGGCGGCTGTTGCGGCGTATGAAGCTAACACCGACGTGGTTAACGACGTGTCGGCGCTCGGAACACCGCAAAACATTTCCCAAGAAGCGCTTAACAACACTTACGGGCTCATGGGTGACCGACAAAACGAGATAGTCGGAAATCTAATGTCGGCGGCTTCTTATAACAAGCTTATCGGCCAGGCCCTCGCCAACGATAACCATTTGTTTACTTCAATGAATGTTACCGTTATCGATATTCAAGGGAAAGCGTCTGTAGTGGCGGACATTCCGGCGCTTTCACCTACGGGTAAAAACAAAATCCTTGGTATGAAAGAAGGGGCTATCAACTGTTACGACGGCGGCAAGCTTATCACCAACCTTGAAGTGAGCAATGGTAAAAACATGATTAAATCATCGTTCCAGGCGAATGGTAATTACATGATCAACCTCATGGGTTACTCATGGGACGAAGCGAACGGCGGGAAATCACCTCTCGACGCCGAACTTGCAACAGGGACAAACTGGGACGAGTACCTCAATTACGATAAGAATACCGGCGGTGTTCTTCTTATTGGTGACTCGACCGTAGCATAAGGAGCTTATTTTGAGCGAAAAAAAATTAACGTCTAAGGTGCCCGAATTCCTGCGAAAGCAGGTTTGGCCCTTGGACCTATCCAAGCAGTACAAAGAGGACGTCAAAGACGTCGCTTTTAAGAGAGGTCTTAGAATCGTTGACTCTAATAAAGTGACGAAAGGTTTTCAGGATCACATTAAATCACTTGTCGACGCCGGAATTTGCGCGGGCATTTGTCCGAAAGACAAACTCCCGAAAGTTACGGTCGTTCCTCCTAAGCACTCAATCGGTAAAAAAGAGACAAAAGCCGATCTCCTTAACCGCGCCCTCGACACTATCGAGGACATGAGAGCGGAAATCGAAGCTCTTAAAGCCGATAAAAAATAAGGGTGAACCGTGCGTGTTGATGTCGGCGAATTAGAAGCGCTTGCGAAAAGGTTGGAAAGCCCGGCCTTTGACGATGCCATACAAAACGCTTTTTATAATTCATTGGACGACACCGTCGCGGACGGCGCCAGGATGGGCCACGCTTTCACAAATAGAACATTCTTGACCGAAAGATCTATTTATACGGAAGTTGACATGAGTGTCGGGTCTGTTTTTGTGCCGGTTACCCCTGAAAGTGACAAGGTCGGAGTCCCCTACGTTGAATACTTAGTGAACTACGACCCTTTTTTAGATATTGCACTAGACAAGAATATCAATAAACTTTCAAAACAATTCGAGAAAGAACTTACCGACGAACTTAACGAGGTTTATTAATGGCCATACCTACCGACATTCTAAAAGTGGGAGACTTCCGCGACAAGGCTATAAAACCATACGTCGACTCTAATGTAAACGACGCCGACTATTTAGGACTCGGCGACGAACTATACGAAATTTTAGTTCGCGACCTGGTATACCCTGACGGGTACACCGAGGCCGATTTATCCAACCCACCATCAAAAAAAGTTATTTGGGCCCTCCGTTATTACGTATCTTATGAGGTATGCAAAGATAACATGACAAAAAACCTCGTTTCAACGCTCGACGGGCAAACCCTGGCGAAAGACGAATGGGGTGAGAAAATGGGAGAGTACCAAGAACTTTACGAAACCGCGAAAGCGGGTTTAGACGCTGAAAGTTTTGTCGACGAGCCGAAAGGCCCTAGCTCCACGTTAACCCATACTATTTTAAGAAAATGATTAAGCCGATAAAAGACGCCATAGAGAACGTTCTCACAGCCGCGGGGTACAACGTGCGCCCGTTTTACGAGTTTACTGAGTCGTTTCTCGACGCGTACACGGAAGGCACCCAGGCGGACAACTTCCCTATGGCTTTCGTGTTCGGGGCTACACAGTTTGAATTTGACACGGCTCTCACTAACCAGTATAACGAAACCGTTCCCGTAGGTATAAAGTTGGTCCATTGGACAGGCCCTATTGATTTCGAGGAAACTTTCGACACAGCGAAGAGAAATTTTTTAAATTTAATAAATGAGAATGTAAGACTCGGCGGGGTTGTTCACGACTGGCGGGTTAACAGTATGCACATTAAGGCCTTGAAACTTATTGATAAAGACTCGTCGGCTCCGTGCTATTGTTGGGACGTTATTACAACCGTGGATTTTTGCGAGAAAGGAGTGGCGTAAATGTCATGTATTGATAGTAAAAACAACAGAATTAAACAGTTTTTTGTGAAAGAGCAACCTGAAGGCGTTTGCGGATACGTGGAGCCGTCCACCCTAGCGGATAACAACCCGGACTATATACCCATCGTTGAGGGCTTCATATCTGACTATGTTATCAACCCGATCGAAAACCCGGAGCTTAAAGGGTCCCTCACGAAGTCCCCAGCGGTAGCGGGGCAACGATATGTGACGGCGACCGGAGGGTTTTTACTGCGTGGGTTTAACGGTGATGTTCCTTATTTTAACGCCCCCTTCATTGGTGGCGGTATGCAGCAACTACCGGACTCGCAGCAAATCGAAATCTCGGCTATAAGCGATGTAATTTACGCGGGTGACGAGATAGAAGACGGGTCTTCGAACGTGGTTGTCTGCCTTGAAACCGTACGCCCTGGCGATACGATTATGCAGGTTAAACCTAAAACGGGGACGCTACAAACAGGGGCGGCGACTTCGGGAAGCGGGGAAACTTTAACGGTAGACGTCGCGCCTGTTACTTACGGCGTGGGCTATGGGTTCAAATCGAAAAACATTCAAAACATTTCGTTTCGAGCAGAACTCGACGGGATGCAGGTAAAAGGCTTCGACGGTAATTGCGCACTTTCTTTTGAAATGACAACCGCGGGGCTCGTTCAATGTAATTTTGAAATCACCGCGAAAATATTTGTCGAACTTGGTGAAACATGGTACATGAAAACCGCGGCCGACACCGCGCTCAATCTTCCAGATTATAACCCGGCTCTCGTTATGGACGACGCGCTGCTTGTTATCGACGGATACCTCGGCGTTGTGGCGGGTACTTTCTCTATCGATTTCGCGAACGAAGTTAGCCCCATTGAGGATATGAACACCCCGGGAACTATAGCGGCGTATGATATTGGCAACCGCGCACCGACCGGGTCTTTCTCACCCCTCACTCAGTCTCGCGAGGTTTACGACTACGTTAAGAGTTACGAGGATTTCGAAACCGTGCCGCTATCTGCGAGAGCAGGAAGAGCGAAAGGCAACAAAGTTTTATTTTTCGCACCGAGTTTTCAAAGAAACACAATAACACCGGGTGACGTTAACAATATGATGAACCGGGCTGTTGACGGCTCTTTCGTTTCCGATGGGAATAACGACGAGCTAGAAATTTACGTAGTATAGCATAAAAGGAAAAAACATGAGCGATTTAATCCCTAGAAAATCGTGGACATTGGCTTTCGAAGGCCACGAAGAAAACGTATTCGAGATAAAAGAGTTAACGGATAGTGAGTATCTCAGCGCTCTCGATATTTCGGAAGCTTTTTACAACGAAAAATCCACGCGTGTTGAAACTGAGAAGGCCAAACTTGATTTATACGAGTTCATGGTTGAAAAGGTCGACGGGTACGACAACCCCCAAGTGGTGCCGCTTAAATTTCGGTTAAACGTCGCTTTACGGCTATTGAAGTACCTTAATCCGGACGTGTTAGAAATAAAAAAGTAATCGGGGCGCTTTGTGGGCTTCGTCTAGGGGTGATAAAGCACGCGTGCGCTGACGCGTGCAAAGA